ATTGTTTCTTTTCTTTTTTTTTTTTTTTATTCTAGCTACGCCTTGTGCTCTATTCGATTTACCAATTGATCCAACAACAGCTGGTCTTCCTTTTGATGCCATTACTCCTCCATTTCTTTCTTCACGACTTCTCGTGATATGTACTTTAGCCCAGGTAGGACTGTTCCTTCATGCTCGATTCCCATTCTTTCCACGATATCCACTAAGACATGGATCGTTAAAGGATACGGTAATCTTGCCACGAACGATTTATCTTTGATAGTTTTTCGTTCTTTGGGTTTTTTAAATTCTAAGACTTTTTCCATTTGTCTATCTCCACCATCATATCATCATCAAAATCATCCGTTAAGTTTTCCATGCACTTAACTCGAATACCGGGTTTAAATGTGTATTCGACAGTCTTTCCGTTTTTATCTACTACTTCTTCGCCTTCATCATCTACTTTATAAAAAGTGATTTCGTTTATTAAGTATGCCATTTCTTACCTTTCTGTTTATTTGGGATTAAACAACTCGTCATAAGTGAACTGTTTAGACTCTTCTTCACTAGAGAAGAATATATCTATGTAGTGGTGTTTGTTGTCTTTGATGTACTCTTGCATTTTCTCGAGTATTTGTTCTTTGTCCCCGATAAATGTTTTACCGTACATGGTACCACTGCGTTCTTTGACCTTAATTGTTATATCCATTTCTATATAGGATAATATAGATATTAATAGCCCGTGGTCAAGGGCTAATGTTATAGAAAGGAGGAAAAGTGTTGAGCATGAAAGGATAAATGCTCACGGCCCAATGACCACGGAAGAATAGAATACCTCTATAAAGAGGAATTTCTACAAAAATAAAAAAAATATTTTCAAATTCTACAGATCTCACTCTTTCATTCTTCGACAAGCTATTATCATTGATATACTTCAATAGTAGCCAAATATTTCATTCTTCTAGTCATTCTTCTGAAGAATAACATATTCTTCTGAGGGGGCTCGCAAATCTGAATTGAATTTATATTTTTGTTGATTTTGTTAGATTTCTTCTTATAAGGGAATTATGAAGTTTAGAAAACCCGGGGATGATATCGTGTTGACTAAAGAGTTGACCGAAATGAGAGATGAACTGACAGCAAAACAAATAGATTTTTGTCATCATCTGGTAGCACAAGAGAATCGAAAGACTGCAACAGAATGTGCAGTTATGGCGGGATACTCAGAGCATACAGCAAGACAGATTGCTTCTCGACTACAAAGCCCCAAAGAGTTCCCTAAAGTTCATGCTTACATTCGAGCCTTACAGGAAGATCTGTGGAATAAGTATAAAATTACACCAGCTACACATATGAGAAGATTACACGAACTTGGTCTTCGTGCTGAGAATCCTACCTCAAAAGATATTAATGAATTTGATATGAAACCAGATCTCAAAACAGCTTTAGCTGCTGAGATTAGTAGAGGTAAAGCAGCTGGATATTATGAGAAAAAAGAAAAACAAACAGGGAAAGGAATTGATAACTTGACTCTCGAAGAAGTTGATCAAATGTTGCAAGATTTGAGAAAACATTCTATCATTGATCAAACCCCTACTGATTTGGATATGGAGGAAAATGAATCCAAGGCAGTACAAAGCGACGATCAGCGAGAACAAAGCGATCAACAAATTTCTTGAAGAAGGTTATTACGTCTTTAAAAACTGTTGCGAACAAGGTCCAATTGATATCGTTGTTGTCAATCCGAAGAACGGTAGAGCACACTTCTTTGATATTAAGACATCTCAAGGAAGTAGAATTGTAAATGGCAAGTCGATTGGTGGTTCGGGAAACAAACTCAAACCTCATCAAAAAGAACTTGGAGTCCGACTTTGTCTTGTCGAAGGAGAAGAGATTCGCATTGTTGAAAAAAGAGAAACAATCACCAAAAGACAGAAAAAAGAAAACGGCAACCCCTTCCGTAAAGCGAGGAAGGGAATCAACTTTCTGGAAGAATGTTAAATCCATAACTCCAAACATCTACTGGACTAGAATTGAAACTTACGGAACTCCAGGAATACCCGATTTACTAGGAGTTTATATGGATAAATCCTTAAAGAAGAATATTTCTTTTTGGTGTGAATTGAAGTTAACAAAAGGCAACAAACTAGATCTCTCACCTTTTCAAATTTCATGGAATTTAAAGCGTTATTCTCTATGCCAAGATAATTTTATTATGGCCAAGGGGGTGGAAGAGAGGAAGATTTTCTTTTGGCCAGGAGCCGTGGTGCGTGAGCTTGTGACCAACTACAAAGATGTGGAACCCTTGTTCACGGTCGACCAACCATGGACGCATGTGCTTGAGCCCGCTATCGGGCGTGTGCTTGTGCATGTCCCTTAGAATTTTGGAATAAAAAAAATTCCCTGTGCTTGCAGCTCTTGGTAATGTTTTATTACCCTCCAGATGGCAGCTTGAGCCTGTTCGCTGTCTGTGCGTATCAATTGACGACGAAGCCTGGCAATAACCAGGCTTACGTCAGTTAGTCTAGGATCTACTTCAACCATCCTACTTTTTTTAATATCTCCTCATCTTTCTTGTGCATGTAACTTGACCAATGCGACTCTGAGAAGTTAGGAGCATATTTTTTCGCAAAGCTTTTAATCTCCTCTGCGATCTCGGGCGCCTGTGCTTGAGCCTTATGCACGATGTCTGCTAGTTCTTTTAGATGTTTTTTAGTTATAGTCATTTTCTACTCTCCTTAGATATTCAAAGATCTGGTCATAAGTTTCAAGCCCGACCGTATCTTCATGCTTCGGTGGCGTGTGCCTGTTGTCAAAAAGAACTACATGCCACTTGTTTCCCTCGTAGTTTTCGGTCACCTCTAAACTGAGATGACCGATATTGATTTCAAATGCTAAGCCCATGATCCGAAAAAATATTTTCCGTTTTTTTCTAGTGTCGCTTTGATAGCGGGGTTTTTCGCATAGGGTTTAAGATTTTTACAAATCCAACATAGCGAAAGTTTAACTAGATCATCTGAAGATCTTTTCAAATGATTTTTGATTGAGTCTAACAAACTAGCTTCGTTTTTTAGTTCGTCTGCATAAAAGTGCGTTATCTCAAATATGTCTTGATCATTATCATCAAACGTTGCGATAACTTGTAGCTTTAGATCTTTAATTATAAATCTCATAGCTTTTCCTTTCTATATATTATCCCATAAAATGTATCAGCTGTAGCTGCATCCAGCAAGAAAAAAATGGTCATAAATTATTACACCAGCAGCTTTTTTCCGGAGCTTGTACGGTAATAAATTATGACGAATCCCCAGGCCTCCAGCAGCTTTGCCTGGTAATAAATTATTACTTGTGCGTGGGCCTAGATCCAGGGTCACCTGTGCGTGCGAGTGTGCGTGCGCTTGAACTTGTGCTTGAGAATTTTTTTGCCTGTGCTTGCGCCTGACCTCTGTGCCTGTGCTTGAGCCCGTACCCATCGGTAAAGCCCTGGGGCAACTACCTGAACTATGGGGCAAGAAGTAATATTTTATTACTTTCATAGCTGCAGACACAGATCGAAGACGTAATAATTTATTACTTTTAAATTTTACTCTTTCTTGCTCTTTGTCATAATTTATGACGTTTACCATCTCAAGATTATTGGAGGTAAGCTTAAGCTCAAAATTTTTTTTCATCATCATAATTAAATTAGTTATATAAATATATGTATAAATATATATAATACAAGACAGAATATTCAGAAAGGAAAAAACAATTATGAATATTAGACAACTAATGAATATGATTGAGAATGAAACATATTCAAGTTTTTCTGAACTTGAAGAAAAGCTTCTCAATTATATCAACACTCGTATTAATTCTTTTGAAACTCGAGAGCAGGATCGAGGGAACATACGAAACATATCTAGCTTATCAGCTATATATAGAGCAAGACTATTCCGTCTATTAAATCAAACCCTCGAAGAAAAAACTTCGCATAGACTCATTTATTGTGACTATCACGAAGAAGTAGAATTTCAGCACACAGATGAAATTTACGAGGTAGACGGGGAATTAATCTGTGACACTGCAAGATGTGACGCACATTTTACTTGTGAAGGATGTGAAAATATTTTTCACAATAATGAAAGACATTCTTTTCATGGTAGAGAAGG